CCCCGAGGGCTGGGACAGAACACTGACAGAGGCAGAAGTCGATGCGCTACTTCAAGAGGATCTTCAGCGGTTTCTTCCGGGGGTACTCCGACTATGTACTGTGGTTCCTCTTAGCAATCGCCATCTTGCACTCGCTTCGTTCGCTTTCAATGTTGGGCTAGGCAACCTTCAGAACTCGACCCTTCGCATGAAGCACAACCGGGAAGACTACGAGGGAGCGGCAAATGAGCTTAAGAAATGGACGCTGGCTGGCGGCAAAGAACTACCGGGGTTAGTAACCCGTAGAAATGATGAGAGAGCGTTGTACCTAATGGAGACACCATGAAGCTTTCGCTCCCCTCCAGGACGCTGCCCGATGGCAGCATCGAGCCCGCGCATGAGGTTGAGGCGGTTTGCGCTCATTGCGGATATGATCTCGATGAAGCAGAGCTTGCTGCGGATTCGTGTTCCGATTGCCTTGAGCCGTTGAACTTGAAGCGTTCAGTCGCGATCCAGATCACTACCGTCCCGGCCGCGTCCGGGGCGACCATGTAGGAGGCCTCATGGCCACCGTTAAGAAGGACGCCGGTGACCGCACGTGTGACGCGTGGTTGGTGGGTGGCCCCATCACTTAGGACATGACATGCCGCTCTTACGACTGTTTCTGAAGCCTGGGATCGACAAGCAGAACACCGAGTACGGTGCAGAGGGCGGCTGGGTTGATTGTGACTACGTGCGCTTTCGGTACGGCTTGCCGGAGAAGATCGGGGGCTGGACCTCGTTTGATCAGACGCCTGTTAATTTTGTGGGCGCGGCCAGCGACGTTTTTACCTGGAACTCGCTCGACGGCTCACCCTACGCGGTAATCGGCACCAACAAGAAGGTCTACGCCTTCTATGGCGGTTCGTGGGGTGATATCACTCCAATTCGCAGAACGGTCACCGGCACGATTACCTTCGATACGACGAACGGCTCGACCAGCGTCACGGTCAACGACACGGGGCACGGCGCGATCGGAGGGGACTTTGTCACCTTCAGCGGCACGACGGGAGACCCAGGAGGCATTCCGAATGCGAGCTTGAACAACCAGTTCGAGATTATCGAGGTTCTCAATGCCAACGAGTACCGCATCACCTCGCCCACAGCGGCGACCAGTACGGCCACAGCGGCCGGCACGGCCAACGCGGCCTACCAGATAAACACGGGCGCGGACAAAAGCTTCATCGACTTCGGGTGGGGCACGGGCACTTGGGGCTTGAGCACTTGGGGCACGCCTCGTCCGCCTTCTGCTTCGTTGCAGCTCTTGTCTCAGGTTTGGCAGTTCGACAACTACGGAGAAAAGCTGATCCTGCAATACGTGGACGGGGGCATTTACGAGTGGGATCCTGCCATTGGGTTGAGTGTGCGGGCCACGGCTATTTCAGGGGCTCCGACCAAGAGCAAATACGCTCTGGTGTCCACGCCGGATAGACACTTGGTGTGCTTTGGGACCGAGAGCACGATCGGTACGCCAAACACACAGGATCCGATGTTCGTGCGCTTTTCCAATCAAGAGGACATCAACACCTTTGTGCCGACGGCCACCAACACGGCCGGCGGACAACGGCTCACGGACGGCAATGAAATCATCACGGCCCTGCGCTCACGCGGCCAGATTTTGATCTGGACGGACACGTCGCTTCATGGCCAGCAGTATCTTGGGCCGCCCTACACCTTCGGTTTCCAGCAGTTGGGAGCCAACTGCGGGTGCATCGGGCCGCATGCAGCGGCGGACGTCAACGGCGTGTCGTATTGGATGAGCAAGGACGCGTTCTTTGTCTTTGACGGCACGGTGAAGAAGATCCCTTGCACGGTTCAGGACTATGTGTTCAAGGACATCAACATCGTCCAAGCGCAGAAGGTCCACATCGGGATCAACACGCAGTTTAACGAGGTCACGTGGTGGTATTGCTCGTTCACCAGCGACTACATCGACCGCTTCGTCACCTACAACTATCTGGAGAACGTCTGGTCGATCGGATCGATGGCGCGCACGGCTTGGGCAGACATCGGGACGTTTGAGAAGCCGACTGCGACGGAGTACGACCCTGAAAGCACTGCTGCGACTTTGACCACGATCTACGGCCTCACGGCAGGCCGATCGGTGCTGTACAACCAAGAAGACGGTGTCAATGGCGCAGGCGCACCGATCGCAGCCTACATCTACTCCGGCTACTTCGACATTGGCGACGGCGACGACATGTTGCTCATGAGCCGATTCATCCCGGACTTCAAGAACCAGGTTGGCAATCTGACGGTCAGGCTGTTGCTGCGGGCCTTCCCGCAAGCCAGCGCCAGCCCCAGTTCGCTTGATCCGTACGTTATCGCTCCTGGTACGGAAAAGGTGGATACGCGGGCGCGAGGGCGACAGATTCAGCTTCGCATTGAAAGCGATGAGTTGGACAGCAACTGGCGCTTTGGCACGATGCGGGTTGACATACAAAAAGACGGCTTGCGATGAGCAAGATCACCAACGTCCGGCTGCCCAACGCGTCGCAGCAATACGACGCGGCGCAGTTCAACCAGCTCGTGCGATCGCTCGAGCAGGTTATCTTTCAACTCAACAACACCTACACCCCTGTTGTCAGCGACAACATCGCGGCGGCCGCCACGTGGTCCGCGAACCGTGGTGCAGGCGGCGGGTTTGCTGGTGGGATTCGAGGGTTCCAGAACAGCAACGGCATCATCTTGCCCAATGCGATGATGATCTCCGAGGATGATCAGGCCAACGCCAGCATCACAGGGGAGAATTTGCTGACCCTGACGCCGGCGTTCTCCAACGGCATCACGGTGACCAACAACAGTCGCATCAAAGTACCATGCGCTGGGCAGTACCTAGTGACTTTTACGCTCCAAGTGACCAACCGTGGCAACACGGCGGCGGAGTTCGAGGTCTGGGTCAAGGACACAGGCGTCAACTATGCCTTGAGCAATACCCGTTACGACATCCCGGCTCGTAAGAGCTCTACCATCTGGTCGCATGTGGTCCCGGCGGTTACCGGCATTTTCACCGTGGACAATCCGGCCAACGATTATCTGGAGATCGCGTGGTGGTCCGACAGCCTTGACGTCTATCTTGAGCACTACGCAGCGGGCACTTCCCCCACGCGCCCGGCCATCCCTTCGGTGATCCTCACCATCAACTTCGTATCGGCGATGTGACATGGCCAACAAGTATCTGCGCAAGTACGCAACACCGGCCGCCACAACGGAATCGACACTTTACACAGTGCCGGATGCCAATGTAGCGGTCGCCTCGTCCCTTCGGGTGACCAACGAGAATGCGAGCACTACAAGCTTGACGGTTGCCGTCTATCCTGGTGGTGGCGGCACCAGCTACAAGCTTTTGAAGACCTATGCGCTGCCCACGAATCAGACGATGGACGTGTTGTCGGGTGTTTCGTGCATCTTGGAAGCTGGCGATGTCTTGAAGGTGACCTCAAGCGTTGCAGACGTCGATTTCTGGCTTTCCTACTTGGAAATTGACCGGACTTGACAGTGGACAGGGCCCTATGACCTATCAGATAATCTCAGCCAATCTCGCGTCCTTTCCCGGCGCGCAGCCCTCGCTAGGGCTATTGGCCAGTCAAGGAAAGGAACATCATGGAAAATGAAGGGATCATGGCGCTCCCTATGCCGGGGCCCGAGGAACGCGGATCACGGGCCGAGCGGCCGACCGTAGCGAGCACTGACTCTTACGATGCCGCGCTGACGGCGCTTGGCATGTCCGATCCCAACGCCTTGGCAGGCCTGCAAGGCGAACTCAGCCAGTCTTTGGCCGGCATTGAAATCGCTCCAGAGGAACTCAGCCTCATCATCCAGATGTTTGAGGAGCTGATCAACAATCCTCGCCGCTACAAAGAGCTCCGTTCGCAGATCATCCAACAGGGTGTTGTGGATGCCGGGGACTTGCCTGAAGAATATGACCTCGAGCTTTTGAGCACGATCCTCGCGGTTCTCAACGAGCTAAAGCTCTCGCAGATCCGTGGCGCACAGGCCCCGATGGCGATGGCTCCTGCCATGCAGGAGCCTGCTCCTCCCCCGATGCAGATGGCCGAGGGTGGTCTTGCCGACATGGCGCAGTACCTTGCCTCCAAGGGCCGCCGTGGCGACACGATGCTTGCGCACATCACGCCGGAAGAGGCGGAGATGCTCAAGCGCATGGGCGGCTCGGGGACGATCAACCCCGACACAGGGCTGCCTGAGTTCTACAAGAGGTTCTTCAAAAGAGTTTTCGGTGGCGTAGTGGACGCCGTCAAATCCGTCGTCAACGTAGCCAAGAAGGTGGTGGAGAGCCCTGTTGGGCGGGTACTGGCGACAGTCGGATTGGCCATGGTCCTCGGACCTACGGCCTTGGGCGCGACACTTGGCTCGGCAGGCACAGCGGCGCTGTCAGCCGGTGCAGTGACGTTGGCGGGTGGCGGCAACATGAAAGATGCCCTGATTTCCGGGGCGCTGGGCTACATTGGCGGTGGCGGCGACTTTGGAGGCCTCGGAAGCCCGTTGAAGGGGGTTTCGCAATTCCTGTCTCCAATTGCT